AAACACTAAGTCAATCGTTGGTGAGTCTAAAAAGACTACTAAGAAAATTATTAAGAAATAAGAATACCTAAGATAATGGCTTTGTATCTTAAAGAACACCTAACTTTTGACCGTGCTAGCATGGTTGTAGAAAGTTCCGGTGAAGGTAGTTTGAAATCTCTTTATATGAAAGGGATCTTCATTCAGGGTGGGGTACGCAACGCCAATGAGCGTGTTTACCCCGTATCTGAAATTGAAAACGCCGTAGAAACTTTAAACAAACAAATTAGCGAAGGTTATTCAGTATTAGGTGAAGTAGATCACCCAGATGATTTGAAAATCAATTTAGACCGTGTATCACATATGATTAGTTCTATGTGGATGGATGGAGCAAATGGATTTGGCAAATTAAAGATTCTACCAACTCCAATGGGACAGTTAGTTTCTACTATGTTGGAGAGTGGTGTTAAACTAGGCGTAAGTAGCAGAGGTAGCGGAAATGTTAACGATGCTAATGGCCATGTTAGTGACTTTGAAATAGTCACTGTCGATATTGTCGCACAACCAAGCGCACCTAATGCATATCCTAAAGCAATCTATGAAGGCATGATGAACATGAAACATGGGCATAAATTGTTGGATATTGCAAAAGATGCACAGAGTGACAAGAAGGTACAAAGATACTTAAAAGAAGAGGTAACTCGTCTTATTAGGGATCTAAAAATACATAAAGGGGATTAAGCATGTTAGATGCTATCAAACCATTACTGGAATCAGGTATCATCAATGAAGAAACCAGCCAAGCTATAAACGAAGCATGGGAATCTAAGTTGAATGAAGCCCGTGAACAAGTACGTGCTGAATTACGTGAAGAATTTGCACAACGCTATGAACACGATAAAAATATAATGGTCGAAGCCCTTGATAAAATGGTTACAGATGGTCTTACTACTGAAATTGAAGAATTTCAATTAGAAAGACAAGCAATGAATGAAGACCGTGTGAAAGCACAAATGAAGTTACGTGAATCAGCAAGCAAGTTCAATAATTTTATGGTTGAGAAATTAGCCGAAGAAATTAAAGAATTGCGTAGTGATCGTCAAATTCAAAAAGAAAGTCAACAAAAGCTAGAACAATTTATTGTTCATGCACTTGCCCGCGAAATCAAAGAATTCGCACAAGACAAGCAAGCAGTTGTTGAAGCTAAGGTTAAGTTAGTTGCCGAAGGTCGTAAACAATTAGAAGCATTGAAAGCAAAATTCGTAACTGAATCTGCTAAGAGAATGAATTCAGTTGTAACCACACATCTTAAGGGTGAAATCGGTCAGTTGAAAGAAGATATCAAAGTTGCTCGTGAGAATGACTTTGGCCGTCGTATATTTGAAGCCTATGCAAGCGAATACAGTTCTACTCATTTAAATGAGAAGGCTGATACACGCAAGTTAATGGCTGCATTACAAGAAAAGGATCAGAAATTAGCTGAATCCTACGAATCAATGAAGAAAGCAAAAGCATTGGTTGAAAGTAAAGAACGTGAAGTTCGTATCATTAAAGAATCTAATCAACGTGAAAAAATAATGGGCGAGTTATTAGCTCCATTAAACGAAGAAAAGGCTTCATTAATGAAGAACTTACTAGAAGGCGTACAAACACCTCGTCTAAAGAACGCCTTTGACAAGTATCTACCTGCAGTGTTAAACAATATTACTGAAAAGAAAGAGAATTCTGCAAAGAAAACTGTTCTATCAGAAAGTATGGTTGCAGTTACAGGTGATAAATCTGCCACAAAACAAGTTGAAGTTGATGAGCGTGACAACGTGATCGACATAAGACGTTTGGCAGGGCTTTAAAATAAAGACATAATTAGGAGAATATAAAAATGTCACAAGTTCTATTAGAAAGCCGTTGGGACGAGACCAAAGAAGCCCTACTTGAAGGTCTTAAAGGTACTCGCCGCTCAACAATGGGTGTAGTTTTAGAAAACACTCGTAAATCATTATTGAAAGAATCTTCAGCTGGTACAACCACTGCAGGCAATATTGCAACACTTAACCGTGTTATTCTTCCAGTTATCCGTCGTGTGATGCCAACTGTTATCGCTAATGAGTTGGTTGGTGTTCAACCAATGACTGGCCCAGTTGGTCAAATTCACACATTGCGTGTACGTTACGCTTCTAGCTTAACAGACAACAGCGCAGCCGGTACAAGCGTACAAGCTGGCGAAGAAGCATTGAGCCCATTCAAAATTGCTCAAGCATATTCTACAGCTAAGAGCACAGATAGTTCTGTAAGTGGTTACACAGGTAACAACACAGCAACTCTTGAAGGTAACGGTGGTAAGAATATCAGCGTACAAATCTTGCGTCAAGCTGTTGAAGCTAAGTCACGTAAGTTACAAGCACGTTGGACATTCGAAGCTGCTCAAGACGCACAAAGCCAACATGGTATTGACGTTGAAGCAGAAATCATGGCAGCTTTAGCACAAGAAATTACTGCTGAAATCGACCAAGAAATTCTATTGTCATTACGCACATTAGCTACAACTGAAGCTGAATACAATCAAGCAACAGTTAGCGGTACAGCTACATACGTTGGTGATGAACATGCTGCTTTAGCTGTTTTAATCAACTAAGACTGGTGTAGAGTCTGTAGCGTAAGAGTCAACGAATACACGCATAGCACCATTCAATGTACCAACAAACTTAGTGTTTGTAGGTGCTTCGAATGTACCTTCTGTTGTACGTGCAAATGCACTTGTTGTAGCACTTTGTAAAACTGTTAAAGCAGCAGAACTAACAACTGCCCAGTTACCAGCACCACGACGTGTGCGTTGTGCGATACGGTTAGCAACACGGTTGATTAAAACAGCTAAAGCAGCATGTTCATCACCAACGTATGTAGCTGTACCGCTAACTGTTGCTTGATTGTATT